GAAGAACTTCTTTTTCATTTCAATGAATTTCTTTTCGTCCTCAATGGCTTTCAGGCGTTTCTTTTCCTCAGTTTCCTGCTGCCTGATCAGGCGTTCACGTTCCATTATTGCTTGCTTCTTCGTCGATAATTTATCATGCTCTTTTTTCATGTTCTTAGTGCAGATATATTTTGCATTACGAACATCTTTTCCGAAGTATTCAAGCAAATCAATATAGTCAAACCATATGGACGCATCAGGAACCTTATATTTGTTCCTAATACATATCTTAATCGACTGCCAATATTGATTTATCTTCCAACTATGCTCTACATAATATTTCAACAAACTATATTGTTTGGCTTTTAACATTGTTTCGGCTTTGCTGTCGGTAAGCAGAAGTAAGAACATACGGAAAGGAGTCAGTCCATGGAACCCATTTTTCATACCGTTCCTTTTAATGATCGGAAGAATTTTCTTTCTCGGGAAAACTGCATTTGGGATAAGGCTGTAACAGGTTGCTCCTCTCTTCGACCTTATCTCCATTTTACTTGTCCAGCACCATGAGTCATTGTAGGAGAACATATTTTTTGTCCTGGCAATAGTTTCATATTGCCCCTCTGGGGTAAGCCATCTTTGTACTATTTCCTGAATAGCATAATATGGTTTCTCTCCTCTTTTATAATAAGCTCTCATGTCGTAGATGCGGACAACCTGATACCCTTTCATTGTGGTAACGACACTGTAATAAGCTTCCTGTTTCTCTTTCTGCTTCTTGCTGTTGGATATTTTCAGCTTTGTATTACAGTTCGGACAGGTACACCCATCGATAGCAGTTAACAACGGTGGTTGCCTATCGTCCCAACTCATGCCGCAATCGAAGCAGTAAACTATATTTTTACATTTATACCCCCTATGCTCAAAGCAGTTTTTGTAAGCATATTGTTTTTGCTCTTCTGTTATCTCGGGAAGTTTACCGCTAAGAGAAAAAATTTCTTTCTGTAACTTAGTTTTCGGTTGCATGATTAATCGAATAAGCTGGTTTGTTTTACACTATCATCCTCTTTTTTCGGTTTGACACGTTTTGTCAACTTTTCGTAGGCCTCATCCTGCGCTCTTTTCAATGCTGCTTCGTGAGCCTTTTGTTTCTCCTCTTCGGAAAGTTGCACATGATGATTTACCACCATCTTCATATTGGAAGGTAATTTCCCGACTTTGACATCGTCCTCATCGTAGTAATGAACTGCCATGCCGAATATCTCCGGATCTGTAAATCCATTCCGTCCACTTGATTTAACAGTATTGAGAATATAGGTTATACAATCATCAAGGTTTTTATTTTCCTTTGCATAAGAAACAGCAAAGAGCCCGTCTGTCTGGGCTCTCTGGTCTAAATGTTCTTTTATCGTATTTTTGAATTCGTCTGATACTTTCATTGCGTTACGTATTTAATTAATTATTCAATTCCTATGGCTTTATTTATTGCAGCCTGTAAAACATCAAATGCAGGCTCTTCCACATCGACAAATTTCAATGCTTCTATACAGGCATCGAGTAATTCGGGAGCTGCAGCAATTAGTCTGGCGTTGGCCTTTGCTTCTTTCTTCTCTAATGAGTTAGTAATATCCACAAGTTTCTCACTTTGAAGATACGGGCATCGTGCAATTTTATATCTACCACCTAAAACTGTACCCACAACATTAAATGCAGTTTTCGATTCAGAATGTTTTACTTGCCACCTGCCTTTCGTTCCTTTAAATTCCATGCTTAATGGTTTATTAGTCGTTCAACATCATTGGCATTAATAAAAGGGTTAGTTCTGTGTCCTCTTCATCCTGAACAGGTTTTATGAGCATTGCCCGGCTTGGGTCTGAGAATGACATCACAATATCATTTGGAGCTCCAGAAAGCAGGTCTTTCATAAAGTTTCCTTTGAAACCTATTTTGATTACTGCCGAAGCACCTGATTTCAATTCCTCTTTGGCCGATTTATTAAAATCCACATCAGCAGAAGAGAAAACAGAACTTTCAATATCTGCTTCCAGTTTAATCATATTGGTTGCGATGTTGGATGTGATAAGCAGGCGGTCGATAATGCTTGAAAGGTCTTTTTTGTTTAGCGAGAGTGTAATGTTGTTGTTCTGAGGGATCACAGAATTGTAGTTCGGGTAACGTCCCTCGATAAGTCTCGCGGTTAACGTGGTTGGCCCTACTGATATCCACACCCTGTTGTCTGTTGCTTTCAGATAAGCGTTATTATCCTCATCGCTCACATCGTCGATATATTTGAGGAGAAGAATAACTGCCATCTTTGGAAGATTGACAGGTTTCAGGTCGATATTCTTCAAAGTGAAGTCTGTGTACTTCGATAAGCGGTGCCCATCGGAAGCAACAAAGGTTACACAGTCTTTTTGGATATCGACAAACACCCCATTCATAACAGGGTGGAGTTCATCATTGGCCGACTGTTTTATGTTCTTCTCGAGTGCAACCTTCAGGCGATCGGCAGGAATAGGATAAGCCACCTCTTCGGTATCTTCCATTTTCGTGTAATCTCCCTTTTCGAATACAGCGAATTTTGATTCACCCGAACCATGTATCAATGTTACCTGATGGGCTGCTGGGTTTACTTCGATTGTGAGAGGTTGAACGGGAAGAGTTTTAAGTGTGTCCAGTATTGTCCTGTCCAGAGCGAAAACAGAATCACCCTCAGGTTGTACAACATTGAGAAAACTCTGTATCTGAATATTCGTGTCTGTGCCTGTAACGGTCAGTACCTCGCCTTTCAGCTCACAAAGTATATTGTCATATACCGGCAATGTGTTTTTGCCGTTGATAGCCCCACAAACCTTTTGCAGGTGCTTTTGTAGTAGAGCTTTGTCTACTATGAACTTAGTTTTTTCCATAAATTGAATATTGCGTTATAAAATACTATTCTTCCTTGGTTAAATCATAAGTGTTTTCATTTGTAGGTTCTTCTCTAATCCATTCATCAGGATCAGTTATAAGAGTTACAACGAGTTCGCATGTTCCACTAAGCTTGGTTTTTACAAAACCTAATGAATTTGTCGGTCCTGAGCTCCAAATGGCATCTTTTACCATGTCTGGGATTGCTTCCTCAAAAGCAGTAATTAAATCTTGTTTATTCATAAATATTGCGTTATAAAAACAGTTGTTTATTTTCTTTTTCCTTTTTTACTCTTTTTCCCACCTTTTTTATTCAGTGCACCCATATAGAAAGGCTGATTGTTTTCGGTTAGGTCTGGAGTATAAAGAGCATCTTTAGGAGAGAGTGCCAGTTCATCCCTAATCTTCATTGGTGGCATTGATTCAATAAACCTTTCGGAAAAGATATCTGATCCGGAAGCGATATCAACACCGACTATCATTGCATTCTTGCCTATTTGTTCAGCAGCATCCAGAGCAGCTTTAAATAGTGAATTATCCATACCCGGCCCAACAATAGCAATCCGTTTATTCTTTTCTAACAGAGTAGTAATATCTCCGATTGGGTAAGAATTTTCAGTGATACTGTCAATAGCCGTTGAATATCTTTCGATTGAAGGATTGAAGCCGTTATATACAAAACCATCATCGAAATGCAGAATTTCAAAGAATGGATCAATAGAATCGACAAGAACCCATTCACCGCCATATTTATCATTTAGCTTCTGCTGAATTTCCCGGCATTGTTCCTGACTACAGGATATCAATACTTTTTCTGATGTTCTGTGCTTGGCAAATATTTTAAAATTGAATCTCATGATTATGTTTCTTTTATTTTAATTCCGTATATCTGGAACATTAGTTTCTTCTTGATCCTGTATGCTTCGGTCTTTACCCCTTTCGTGTCCTCGACAACAAGCTCTTTGTTTTTCCGGTTATCGTTGTAGGTAAAATCAGCATAATAGGAACAGCTCTTTTCAACGCAGACATTTTTGGGTTTTACTTTCGTTTTCAGCTGCACCATTATCTCCTCATATTGAGTCGGAATAAGAAGAAAAGGTACTTGCTCCTTTAAGTTGGAGATAAGCCCCTGCTGCTGCATCAATTTTAGTTCTACGGCACGATCACGTTCTTTTATCGAGTCGTACCCATCAACTTTTTTGTTCCGGTACTTACTCTTCCCCTTGGACTTTAGTTTTCTGTATTCATTCACTTTCATACGTTAAAGATGTTAGCTACCATATCTATCATGCTCGTTTCAACAGTATCGACCGAACCGGTGACAGCATTGGCAATGTTTTTCTTTTCCTGAATAATCTTATAAACCTTTTCATCAATCGTATTCTGGCCGAGAAAGTAATAAACCATAACAGATCCTTTCTGACCGATCCTATGTAGCCTGTCCTCACATTGCACACAGTCGGCATACGTCCATGGGAACTCAACAAAGGCAACATTCTGGCAAACCTTTTGCAATCCATCCACACCGACACCAGCTGCTTTAATTGAGCAGATGATGATAGGTATATCAGGGTTACTCTGGAAACTGTCAATAGATTTTTGTTTGTCCTCAGCTGTGTCACCCCCGCGGATAGTTACCGCTTCGGGAAAGTATTTCATAAGGGCTTCGGCTACTTCTTTGAGGTGGATAAACAGCACTATCTTTTGTCCGCTCTGGATAAAGTCCTCAACAAACTCGATAACTTCTTTTATCTTTCCCCTGGCTGATACGTTACGCAGAATATTAATACGAACCATCACTTCCCCACGCATGGCTTTAGCGATCTTTGTATCATCCGCTTCTTTATATTTACGCAGGTATTCAATGAGGTTCTTCTCTGCAATTTTATACTCATTTCGGTTACTGATGTCGCAAGTAAGAACCTGACGTACCTTATCGGGCAGATCCTTTAATACCTCTTTCTTTTCCCTGCGGAAGAAACACGTTTGCCGCAACCGTTGGTTTAGTTCCTTGAGGTTATCCGCTTTGTTTACACCCGAACAGTACCGCTTAATAAAGTTCTGATATCCCCCAAAGTTGTGAAGTTGCCCCATGATACCCAGCTGTGGAGCCAAGTCTTTCGGCTTATTGACGACCGGAGTACCTGACAGGCATATAACCATTTCTTTGCCGTTGGCTATTCCCATTGTCAGCTTACTTTGCTGTGCAGAAAAATCTTTGCACTTATGAGATTCATCGACAATAACAGATTTAAATAACTTGATTGTTTCCCGGAATACAACATCGGCAAGCATCCACCCACTAGGCTTTAATAGCTTCGCAACAAAAAATCTTTTCAGTGATTCATAGTTAACGATGAACACCTGATTCATTCCTGCTTCCCAAAAGAAAGGCCATGTATCTATAACCTTATCGTCAAGTATCATCGCTTTCTTGTCTGTGAACTTATGCCATTCCCGCTGCCAGTTTATTTTTATGGCGCTCGGACATATAACAAGACAAGGAAAAGCATCGGCCAGATTTACCGTACCGATGCTTTGCAATGTTTTTCCGAGTCCGGGATCGTCGCCATTGAGGAAGCGTTTGAACTTTAATCCTGTTGCTATGCCGTCTCCCTGATAGGGATAAGGATTTACTTTCAGTTGATGGGGAACAGTTAGCTTTTCCAACTTAACAGGAGTATAGTCAATATTGACAGTCGGTGGTGGTTCTCCCATAATTACCTCTGTGATATGTCTGGCAAATCGTGCGAATTTTTCTAATTCTAACTGATATACCGCAGATATAGTCCAATACTTTCCCAAGTACCTAGCATCCGTTCTTGTTTTGATATCTTGTAGCTTTCGTACCAATTTCGGATGATAGTCGAAGTATATTTCGTAATAGCTTCCAAGATTACCCGTTTTCAGTACAATATTTACCATATCTTAGAATTCTGCTACTACTGCTGTTTCTATTTGTTTTTTCTTTCCTCCTGATTTTCTCTTTTTCAACTCGGTCAGGTTCTCCCCGGTGTTCTCTGCTTCGGCTATGTCCCTACTCTCTTCGTCCGGATGAGGGGCGAATTCCATTTCAGCCTGTTTTATTCCAAACTTGCCATTTTCCAGATATTCCTTTACCTCATATTCACAAGCTTCAACAGCCAGCTGCAATTCATTGGAAAAGGAATAATCTTCACTCTCGTATTGAGTAAACGGCATGTTCACATTCAGAACCTTACTACCTTTCAGTAACCTTTGAGCAACAATGCTCACACCTGCAGCCTCATCACTACCGCCCGGAGAGAAGCCAGTTATGACAATATTCTTTAGGTCCTCATGAATTGTATCGAGATTACTCTCGTCTATATTATTCATTTCGGGCATTTCGCATACATTGACTACATGGGCTTTCAACTTGTCGAGCGTCAGCTGTAGGTCTGGGTGGATAACCTGAGGACAGGTTCTTGTCACCTCATCGGTGTAATCTCCGTCACTGTTGTAATCATCGTAAGTGATTACTAGGCCACCGTTCTTGATGGCTACCTTTTTAATGTCTTTTCTCATATTTTTCTCTGTTTTATTAAATAAAAAAAGAGCAACCATTGCTGATTGCTCCTTTTTCCATATTAAGTTATCTACATATTATCTATTAGTTCTGATAAAAATTCGAATAATAATTGGGGCGCTTCATCTGGAGAAGCTATATTCCAATTTTCGATATCTGGGCTATGCGTTCCATCACACTGATCCTTTATTATCATTAGAATCTTCTGCTTTATATTTTCTTTATCCATAACATTAATTTTATTATACTAAAATCCCCCTCTCGATGTATATTGCATTTCTGTTTTTGCCTTACTTATTATGGTTCTGCACCAATCGATCTGATGCGTACAGGCAGCATTCAGCCGTTCGACTAGATCTACCAGATACTGTTCTTCTTTCGATGCCGCTTTTACAAGTTTATTTATAGCGGAAGGGGTAGCCCCGGCATGCTTTGCCGCATCCTTGAGGATTTCGAACACATCAGCTTTGGTTGTAGTGTTCAGATGATACTTTGCATCGGCCAGCATCTTCGTAGTACGTGCGAGATAAGCGGATAAATCATTACCACGCTGTACCGCCTCTTCGGGGTTCTCACTCATTACTATATCGAGATAGTCCTGTATCTTGTAGGCCTCTTTTAGTAAATCCTCTTTCGGTGTTATATGTAATTCCATAGGGTAAAAAAAAGGGAGTGATTAAACTCCCTCGGTATCTAACAATAGTTTTGCAACATCTTCTTTTAGCATCCCTTGCTCATGTATTTTAGAAACAAGTTGGGATGCAAACAAAAGGTCATATCTTTTCTTCAATTCCTCAGCATGGCCTTTAGCTATTTTGGCAACAATGTTGTCCACATCTATTTTATTCGAACTTCCACGAAATTTGTCCTGAATGAATTGCTCTATCGTCAATTCTGGATCGCTACTATATCGGGGTTTAAGAGTGCCTGTTGTAACTTGCTTTTCTACTTCCTTGGTGATTTTGTCGTTAAGTTTCGTATCTACAAGATTACGTATTAATTCGTCCATCTGAGGTTTGATCATATCTTTTACTTTACCCCAAATCTCATATACAACTGTCTGGAGGATATAGTTCCTTAATTGCTCTTCCACAGAACCACCATCCTCATCCATCCAAAAATCGTCTAATTCTATTGTAAATTTCATAAATCAGTCTTTTATATTAAATATTTTCTTATCTGTAATCACATCCCGATGTGCTTCTATAAACTCTATCAGGCCTTCGCATACTTCCACCAGTCGCGGAAGATCCCTGTCTGGAACATAACTGTAATGCTCTGAAAAGGTTTCGTACTCCGTGCCTGATTTCTTATCGTTATCCTGAGCAATATTATACTCGAAGTCGGTTATATTGTTCCCATCCTGATTGAGACAGAAAGGATATACAATATGTTGCCAGTTTCGTTTGAACTTACCTACTGTATAACTTTTCGTAAACTTGATGTCATGAACACACAGAGGCATCAGTTCGTCTATATATCCGTACAATCTTACATCGCCGTAGCGGGTGGGTAATATCCCGGCAGTGAAGTATTGAGTAATAGCTCCTTTGTAATATTCAGCAAATTCCTTACAAACAGCCAGGTCATACTCAAACATGAATTTATTTATACAGGCTACAACCTTTTGAGATTCGGGCAAAATGATAGCAACAGTCTTTTCCCCATTGTGGATATAAACATTCTTCTGAACCTCTTTGAAAGTTTTTTCAATCAGGCAATCTACTACATCATTAAAAGCTGTTCCTCTGTCTGCGGCTTCACTCTCGAATGGTACACGGTTTATCTGGTCGATAAGGCTCTGCCTTTGCTTTTCCTCGAACTCTTCTTCGGTAAATGGGGGGTTCTCACTGAACCCCCAGTACTGATTAAAAATTATTCGGAAATCGAGATAACTTTGATATTTATCGAGAAGAGTCGCATAGAATTGATATCTAAGCGGCTGGTTCATACTCGTCAGTATCTTTGTTATACTTCAGGTTCAATTCAGCCAGCTTGTCAGAAAACAGCTTTCTGGCCACTGCCATAGAGTTACCCACATGGGCGAAGTTCTTTATCCTTCCGGCAAAGTCTTTAGCCGACAGAGTGTCTGTAATCAGGACAATGTTTTCTTTCAGTTCAGCAATAACCTGATTGTATTTCTCGGTTTCTGCATCCCGATCGTCCAGCCTTTTCAGATATGGTGTTATTACCATATCCTGTAAAGCGGTATTTTTATGGGTAGGGTTGCCATTCCCATCCACAATCATAGGAATGTTAATTACCGATGGAAGGTTACATGTGTTCTTACCATCATTGCGATCCGTCGGGTCGAAGGTGATAGTCCATTTTTTCTCTCTTACTTCCATATAACCCAACAGGTCGAGTTCGGTAACAATGGAGTTATAGTTCTTTTCCCGAAGAGCAGGAATAAACACCGTATTGTCCCCTTCTTTACGTGTATCACGGTGACAGATAAAGACCTGATGTTTATTGAGAGAGGAAAGTTTACGGGTAAATGTACCAAACTCAGCATTGATGCCGTTCCAGTCCTGAACCCGTGGAACTCTTCCGGGACACTTATAGTCAATAATAAAGTCCATCATTTTACCGAGTGTATCCACAACAATCGTATCGAATGCGGAAAGATCCTCATTCAGTACATTCATTGCTTCAGTCCAGTTAGCCACTTGGACAATGCCGACATCGTGAAGATGTGCTTTATTTACACGCTTAGCGCCACCATCGAAATCTATCAATAGTGATTTTGGAGCTGACAAACCAAGTGTTGTTTTACCCATACCGGCTTGTCCATAGATTAAGATTTTGAGGAAACGTGGTATTTCCAGTTCGTTGAATTTCCTGATTAATGTCATGATTAAAAATTTTGATTATTAATATTGCGTTACTTCAATGCTTTTACTATTCTGATTGCATCTTTCATATCCTTAATTTTAGGACTGAAAGCTCTAAATACATTTGTGCTGGTATTATTACTTTTCCAACCATTATATGATATGTTTAACTCAATAAGATTTACATGTCCATAGCAATTAAGGAACACATCATGGTTTGTTCTGTTATTAGCCATTATAACCTCATACATCAGCTTTGCATGTAGCGAAGCCATTAAATTCTTTTTCTTTTTCATAATTATATTGCGTTACGTTAATCTTCAACTATACTTACATTCTTCATTTCTCGGTGTGCTTTCTTTACAGTTGGCAATACCATTCGGGCCTCTTCGGAATTGTAATAATTCCCATTTTCGAATCGGACCTTATCTTCGGATGAGTTCTTATCTACAGTGTACCCTATTTCGACTCTGCTGTCGATGTAGTAATAAATACCATTAATAGACCTTTTCATATATTATTGATTTAGTTAGTACAAATAAAAAAGGGGACGCCCATTTGACGTCCCCGCACTGTATCGGTCTTTCCCGATTGTCAGATGCAAACTCGATAATATTACTACTATGTAGAAACTAAACCCTCATGTGTCTTTCCACTGTCACAGTCTATAAACCGATACTGTCCGGCGTTCTACTTCATAATAAAATCTATTTACATCGGCACTCTTCAGTCAAGGGGTTTGTGGGGAGTTCCGGACTCGAACCGAAACGTTGAGATATTCGGGATTCTTTGCACGTGTCATTATTGGTTAGCTATTCCAATATACTTCGTGTATAACTCAACACCCTGCGTCTACCATTTCGCCAACTCCCCGAATACGGGCACCAGTCTCACGACTATCCCGATTGCTTACTTACAAACTTCACAAAACTACAATACTGTGGAAGCAGAGGGATTCGAACCCCCAACTCCTGACCTTTCGCCAGTCAGACGTTTTATCCAGTTAATACTATACTCCCTAGGAAGCCTCTACTTTTACCGCCTGCTCTCGCTCCGTACGGACTGTTTCGCATACTTATCTATTTGATGTTCGCGGCAGCTTGTGGTTACCCCCGGGACTGCACCCGACACAACTCTTTAGTTGACATTCAGCACTTTTCTTTTAAGTCTTTAAGGTAGACACTGTGGAAGTGATTGGATTCGAACCAATGTCCTGTCTGTTAATCGTCGCCAGACCACTCTGTCCTCTGAGCTACACTCCCGAACCGTTATTATTCAACCTCAATTATTTCGAACTTAGATTTCTTTACAAACAGTTTCAATTTATTCAAATCCTTGATTGTGCTATAATCTCCTTTCAATTCATAAGTGGCAGACGATGAATCCAATGTCTTGATAGTGGCAGACGATGAACCCCATGTCTCGATAGTGGCAGACGATGAACCCAATGTCTCGATAGTGGCAGACGATGAACCCCATGTCTTGATAGTGGCAGACGATGAATCCAATGTCTTGATAGTGGCAGACGATGAACCCAATGTCTCGATAGTGGCAGACGATGAACCCAATAGCGTTACTGATTTGTCTTTAAATTCGTGTAATCCGGTAGTATATATTCCAAATTCTTCAAACAGATCAGAAAAATTATCTATCATATACTGGGTGTCTAGCATCTTTTCTTTGTACGCCCAAACGATATTATCAACTATTACCTGAAGTAATTCTCTTTTCGATTCAGACTTATAAGCCCGTTTATATTCGGGTTGACATGCCTGACATTTTTTTGCCCTGTCAAGGACATCTTGTTTTAATTGGTTAAATTCCATTGCGTTATATTTTACATGATTAGTAAATTTGAATTTCTCTTCCCTCCGAGTTATGATAGTCCACCATTTCCTGAGCCTGCCTGTTATCAATCTCTTTTTCCCTGTCGCAGATATACCATTTCAGATAGAGGAAACCAAAGAAGCAGATTATACCGATGAAAAGTATTGTCAGCGTAAAGCCGTGTGTTCTTGTCTTATCTTTTTTCATGATAGTTGGTTTTCAAGTTCGTATTCTTCCTCTTCTTTAGAATTGAGGTTATATATGGAGTCAATAAGCAATCCATTGAAAACATCCTCGTATTCTTCGATGGACTTATATTCATCATCCACCTTGTACATTACATACACATTTTGAAATTTTATCCTGCGATAGTTGAAGCCACCATAATTTACCTCTACATGTATTTCGATACCATTGGCACACTCAAATTCAAAGAGATTGTAACCATCTTGGTTGTAAATATCGATCTCGTCCATTATTGACTTGTGGATACTCTCAATGTCTTTTTCTGAAAGGCAAGGCTTGAATGAGTCGATTCTGATTAGTTTGATTGCTCCCATAATTGTAATTGCGTTACTTATTTATGTTAATATTGGGCCTTCCAATATCTTTGAATTTCGCTTCCGGTATAAAATCTTCGTCCGTTGGCCCTTCTAAAGCCACATTTGATAATTCCGTCAATAGTATGCCTGTATAATGTTTTACGGTCTATACCTAGGATTTTAGATGCTTCACTTACGGAATATCTTCCGGTTATCGCTACTGCTGGCTCTGTTATTATCATATCTTCATCTTATAGTGTGGAATAGGTTACTACTGATTCTGTATCTTGCCTTCTATATCTTATACGAGTACGAATTTTATCATCTTGAATTTGGAATCCAGTAAAGAAAAGGACCACTATCACAATCGCTATGGTTTCTTTCCGTTCTCTGATTTTATCAAGAAATTTTCGCCTTTCATCTTCTAAGGTTGTATTACACTTTTTACACCAATACTCTGCTGATAATTCTGTCGATTTTTGCCTTTTAACTTTTGCTTTTATATTGCATATAATTTTTCTTACGGTTTCACGACTGATTGTAAATAGGTCCCCAATCTCATCAGGAGTATAACCTAATGCAGTGGCCTCATTAATATCCTCTTCTCTATTGGTGAACTTCATGGTTAATTGCCTTTTATAGCTTCAAGGGTTGCTTCTGCTTTTTTTTTCAACTCGTGATATTTCTCCATTACAGCAACTTGGTCTGCGGTAAGAGGGTTCCCTTGCTTTAGATTTCTTATGGCATTGTAATAGACACCTCTCTTAAGACCTACGGCCTCACAAGCTTTCTCTATAAAGCCGCTACCTAATTTCTTTTCTTGCTTTTCCATTATTTATATGATATTTTTAATTATATTCTCAATTTTATTCCTTGTGTCAGATATAAGCTGTTTATGCTCATAAAAATCAGCCCCTTTATCATTATCTTTTAGAAGATGTTGTCCGCTTGCAATTCGGAAGAAGTCATTTATAAAATTGCCCTGTTCTCGTAGTGTCGCTTCAAGCCTTACGAGTTCAAAGATTTCAGTTATCCAGTCGTTAACATCAATTTCCTTTTGGAAATTTGATTTCAAAATTGGAGATATACCCCATGAGAAAAGTGTTTTTCCGGAACCCGTTACTTCAAATCCTATTGTCTCAAAATCATTATTCTTAATTATTATTGCTTTCATAATCTTTCCATTTAAAATCCAAATAAAATTGGATAATTATTTTACTCCTTTTTAGTTATTATTAATCTCCGTTGTAAGTATTGTTTGCATAAAAGTTTATCAGGTCGTTTGCAAGCATATTCATTTCAAAGCCTATTGTTGTGTTTTTTGGCTTGCGTACTTCTACGATCATATAAAATTCGTCCCTGCGGGCTTTCGACCATGCCAGTGTTAAAGCCTGCGACATTGTTAAATCGTCATTCTCTCTCATGTGATGAGCCAACTTCATTATTTTGACCTGTTATATCTTGTTTTCATAATTTTTACTCCTTTTGAGGTATTTTTTGTTTATATTTGTTTGTTTTACTTTGTTCTCGATATATGCTTACAATGTATTTCGAATACAAATATAGACATTTTATCTAATCAAAGAATAGATTGTCTAAATATAATTTAGATTTTAAATCTATTTAACTTTTTATTAAGATATGAATTTGAAAGAAAGACTTCTTGAGTTTCTGAATTATAAAGGAATTGAAAAATCTCGCTTTGAAAAAGAGGTTGGTTTGTCTAATGGATTTGTAGATAAGGCAGGGAATAACACTCGGCTATCATCGCTAGATAGAATATCTAACAAATATCCCGATCTCAATATAAATTGGTTAAGAACTGGTGAAGGGGAAATGTTGAAAAGCACTAAGATGGTCAAGAATGAGGTAACCCCAGTACCTGAAGGAGAATACATGATGGTAGAATATGTAGATTTGAGAGCCTCTGCTGGTAAGCTAGGAGGAACAGACGTGGAGCAGCTACCAGAAACACACAAGCGACTTGTGCCAAAGGAGTACGCCAAAGGAGGTTTTTTAGTAGTACGTGTCGATGGCGATAGTATGGATGATGGCACAAAGCGTTCTCTATCTGATGGCGATGAGGTGCTTGTTTACCAATATGAAGGCAGTATAATGGATGCGCTTCCGATTAGAAAGACTTTATTTGTGATAACAACAAGGGAAGGCAATGTATTAAAGCAGATAATAGAGATAAATACAGATGGGAAATACATTGTTTGTCATTCATTCAATACCCAGTACCCTGATTTTAAAATAGATTTTACGGATATATATCAGATCTTTATAGTCTGCAAAGTTACGCAAAAACAAATTAGTTTAATTTAATTATAGTCGTATCACGCCAGAAAGAAAGAACAAGTCAAAAAAACTGAAGATAAGATCGCCGATAATAAACAAAAAGAGTTAGAAGCGGCTATTATTAAAATATAAAATGATGAGTAAAATGTTATCTCGTGAAGATTGGCAATTACATGATGCTTTTAGAAATATTATAGCTTACGAAAGCCTGCCTATTCATACGCTCGAAATTGCAGAACTAATTTATAATGACGATTTGGCACTGGAATCTCTTAATGGAGTATTATCAAAGTATGTAATCAAGAATATTCGCAATATAAATAACGATCTACTTGATCTGGTTATTTTGTATATCCATGAAGTCCTGAAAGATGGAGTAATCGAAGAACAAGAGAAACGGAATATAGAAGTCTTCAAACTCTATTTCAAAATAAGAGAAGGTGACTTCTACCAGAAGAAGAAAAGAGAAATAGAAAACATATTACGCATTCAGTTTGAAAAATTATATTTCGATGATAAAATCACAAAGGAAGAAGCTTTTCATAACTTTCTATTAAGGGATATCTTCGATTTAAGCCATGAACAATATGACAGATTTAAAGAGAAAGAAGTTCGCCGTGCTTTAGATAATGGCTCTAACATCAAAGACCTGGATACCTCCATTATTCCTAAAAAGTAATTTAAATGTGGATCGCACGCTCCTTGAATTCTGAAGAGTTTGACGATTTCGATATACTCTTAAAACATGTGAGAGGAGTATGGGTTGTAAAACAACATATTGTTAGTGATATGATTTTATGATATGTTTAGGAAATATTGACATGAACAATCTTGAAGAATATAAACATTGGAGTAATAATATTCATTGTTATACAAAGAAGAAAGAAGAATTATTTTTAAGGTTATGTGTAATGAAAGAATGCGGCAGAATTATGGAAATTACAAACTCCATTGACATGTTAAAATTCTGTTATGACTTAATCCATTTACAACTTGATTGGTTTAAAATATTGGAAGATGAGAATTTTCCACTGAAGATTAACATTGGGGTTAATAATAAAATACTAGAAGTGAATAAATATTATATTGATAGACAAATAGAAGTCTACAGATCTATTAAATATAATGTAAACAATAACGATTTATGTGAATCAGTAAATATTCCTATTAAAGACGAGCAAATAAAAGTTAGTATATATGATTTTTTCTCCGAATTCAAAGGAGCAATGGATGATGACACTTTTATCAAAATGCAACGAGCCACCTTAAAAGGTAATACTCATTTTTATATTTCGCAATCAACAATAGAGTCAATCAAAATAAAACAAAGAAAAAGAGATTATATTTTTTTCTTACAGAATAAATGTGCCCAAACTAACAATATTGGCATAAAGTGCGAAGAAGATGGCGATATTGATGGTGCAATAAACGCTTACGAAGAAAATGTATCTCTAAATTACCACGCAACTCATTCGTATTTAAGATTGCCAATTCTTTATCAAAAGAAAAAAGAATATCATAAAGAAATTGAAATTATTGATAAAACGATCGCTTTGTTTACAAGGCTAAATCAAGAATATGCTAAAAAATTTATACATAAAAGGCCTGATTTATTTGACGAAGTTATGGATGCCTTAGAAACAAACACTGCATTTAGGTATGATTTAGGAACAAAAAATTACAGTCAGTTAGGTATTATTGAGCTTATTGAACGAAAAGAAAAAGTTAATAATATGATTGCGAAAGCAAGTATTAAAAATAAAAGTTAATGACTAACGAAGAAAAAGATAAAAATCAGCAGTTATTCAATGAATTTATGAGAGAATTCAGGAAGGTAAAGAGCAATCCTGTTTACTTTATGGAATACTATTATAACAGTGTATTTCCAGAGAAGACCGTTTTGATGGATGATGAAGATAGGCAGGAGTTGTACGATCACTTTAAAGGGATTCCTTTTATTCGTGACTCAGAAGATTGGAATAAACTAAACAAAATAGAAGAACGCCGAAAAGAAAAAGGATTGAAAGATTGGGAATACGAAGATTAAACCTTTTAATAAATAATGGAGGAAAACAAATCAACAAATCGAAAGAATAATACAACCCTTGCCGGCCAGCAAATTGTTACCAGGTTTTATATAGCTGTCCATGAAATTATAAATAAAAAAACGATCCGAGGGGTGCAAACATTTACGCGGATGTATGGTATCGATCGCAGAGCTTTCAAAATAGTGGAGGCTAATCCGCAAAGAAAGATGTTTGATACAGGATGGCTGAATTATCTGGTGAAAGATTTCAATGTAAATCCGGAATGGTTATTAACTGGTAGAGGTCCTATGTTTAAAGAAGATTCTGTAACTGTCAAAAAGACATAAATAGAATTGACTGTGCAATTTTTGTGCAATTTCAAATATCACACATTTAAACACCTGATAATATATCATTTAAACAATAGTTAAAACTTCTCTTAATCATTGGGTCGAGAGTTCGAGCCTCTCCGGGGTCACAGAAAGCCAGAGTCAAATCTGGGGTAAAACAGTGAAAAGCCTTCTAAATAGTAGATTTGGAAGGCTTTTTTGTTGTTTTATACTTCTACAGTTAGCCATCTGTTGAACATCAAAAAGCCATTTCAGAGTCAGAAACCGTTACTAAATCGTTACTATTTTTTGAGGCTAAATTTCAGTAACGATTTGTGCAATAAATATCTGATTTACTACTTGTTGTCTTAGAGTTGTCTAGTATTCTTCAATAACAAAAAATGAATTTTGTAACATTTAAAATTGAAGATTATGAAGTCAACATTTAGAACACTTTTCTATTTAAGGAAAAATCAGCCAAAAAGCAATGGTATGTATCCAATTATGGCTCGGATAACTATTAATACTAAGGTTACCCAATTCAGTACTAAAATAGATATACATCCTAGCCAATGGGATATCAAAGCTGGAAAAGCAAAAGGTAGGACGGAAGAAATTGCTGAAATAAACAGAAAACTTACTAATCTTTCTTCGCGAATTGATAAAGCATACAACCGAAGATTAGAAGAAAATGGCTATGTTCTTCCTGAAGAGATAAAGAATGATATTTTAGGAACTGACATTAACCATAAAACGTTAATCTATTATTTTACAAAACATAATGAACAATATAGGCAAAAGGTAGGAAAGAATACTACTCATACTACTTATAGGCGTTATGAATTAGTTAAATCCCGGGTTATTGAATTTCTATCAAAAAAATACAATATCAAAGACATTTCAATAAGGGAATTAAATACTATATTGTTAGAAGACTTTTATCTCTATCTCAGAAATCAAAGTGAAATCAATAACAATACTGCGATGAAATTTCTACAGAGACTTCGCAGAGTTATTAACTTCATTATAAAAGGATATGGCGTAACAATTCCAGATCCATTTATAAATTTCAAATTTCACTATGATGAAGTTGAGCGGGAGATATTAACCCTAAATGAGATTAATACTATTTACAAAAAAACATTTTCATCAAAAAGATTAAATCAAGTTCGAGATATATTTGTTTTCAGTTGTTATACTGGGCTTTCTTACATAGATGTTTTTAACCTTACAGAATCAAACATTCAGCAAGCTTTTGATCAAAGTTTGTGGGTAATGACTAAACGAAGTAAAACCTGAGTAAAGGTTAATGTGCGATTACTAGATATCCCAAATGAGATAATAGAGAGATATAGAGGGAAACAAAAAAACGGAAAAGTTTTACCTGTAATTACAAATCAAAAGATGAATGATTATCTGAAGGAAATAGCGGTGATCTGTAATATTGATAAAACTTTAACTTTCCACATTGCAAGACATCCTAAATTTTGTTTTGAACTGAAAGCTAGCGTGTTATGAGCTGATCTTTTTCGACAGGTAACGGATAAGAAACGAGCGAAGTTCAGTTTTTCGCCTCATTCTGCTTTTGCATAATACAAAGAACGACTTTCGATTACAAAGATAAATAAGTTCTCTTAAAAAAACAACAATTCAATTTGACGTCATTTTACACATTGACCGTTTTTTCCTGCCCGTTTATCTTTTCCATCTGTTTTTTAATCTTTTGGTATTTCGCGTTATACGAGTTTGTATATTTTCTGCTGACATCTTCCGATTCCTGTGGAAAATGCAGTTTAGCAAAAGAGATAAGCAAGGTCGTACCTGCGTTCGAGTCAATATTCTTTGTCAGGTGCCTTACCAGGAAATCCCGCTGTATAACCGCTTTGTGGGCCGGAGTAAGGGATTTGCATATCTTATACTTGGTATCATCAGGCAGGCATTTCATGTTAGCATCTTTAATCCCGAACAGCGGGTAGTGGCTGGCATTGAGGCTGTCCAGCATAAAATAAAAGACCGCCTGCTCTTCAAATTCCGAGAATGCACTTGGCGACAGCATACAGGTTTTCAGTAGCTGTGAAAGCTCTTTAACCACTCCGGCCTTCGCCTGCCGCTTATTTGCCTCATCTTCCTGCTGCAATACTTTCAGCGGGTCTTTATCCGGGTCTGCC